CCAGCCACAACCAAGGCTTTCGATGCCGTTTTGGTCGTTCCACCCTGATTGAGTACAAGGATGTCATTGGTGTTGACAACGCTTGCTGCTGGAAGTTGAGAGATTTTTACGTCAGCCATACTATATTTCTAAGGCTTGTTTAATTTCTTCTGGAGTAAGTGCTGCATCAATCTTTAATTGGATCACAGCATACTTTTCGCGAATAGCTTGCCGCGCAGCTTCCGCTTCAACCACAGAAGCTCCAGGGATTTGTTTGGAAATAATTTCATCATACGGCGCAAATTCTTTCGTGCGCGCATCTCGTCTCATCGTGTGGCCAATGTCTTTTGCCTTGTTAAGATTGATGATGATACTCATGGCTGAGTACTCCCACGCGGCACGAAATGTAAAGTCTGCTGGGACTTCCGATGCGTTAATGATTTTGAACGGAACTCCTATAGGCACATCTTTTGCAGCAATTTGCTCAACGGTGAGCCCGCAATCTAAAATTGGAGTAATGATTGCAACTCCGTTGTTTTCAGTTGGATAGATTATTTTTTTCCCCATATTACTGGCAAATGATCAAGCACACATCTTGAGGGTCAACCGCTGAGCTTACTATGTTGCTAATGTAGATGCGAAAATCGTTAACTGTTGGAGCAACTCTAGCATTTCCGATGCTATTAAAAAATAGCGTAATAACTCCCAGCCCGTTTGACGCGCTCACGCTTGCATTTCCAGCAACAATGTAGTTTACGTTTGCCATTGGTGACGTGAAATTGATGCCGAAATTTCCTGCGCCAAAATCTGTGATGCTCGAAATGTTAAAACTGCTTCTGATAGCAGGCGTGCCGGTTCCATTAAAGTTTACAAAAGCTTTTACGTACTGTGTTCCTCCTCCGCCGGAAATAGCAGTTGTGCTTGCCAGTGTAATTCTACCAATCGAATCCACCGTCAGCACTGGAATGGCGGAACTGCTGCCGTACGTGCCTGGCGTCACCCCGCTTGCCGATAATTGTGCAGTAGAAAGAGCACCAGAAGTAATATTGCTTGCGTTGGTCGTGTCTGTAATGGCAGACGCTGCCAGCCCGCTAACTTGAGTTACACTGATTATTGGAATTTGAGCAGATGCTAACACTCCGCTAATCTGAGCGGACGTAATTGCCGGAATTTGCCCAACACTTAAAACGCCAGTGATTTGAGCCGAAGAAATGGCAATTAGCGAGCTTGTTGCTCCGGTCAATTGACCAAACTGATTAACTGAAAACGATCCAACAGACCCACTGCTGCCATACGTTCCAGCAGATACTCCAGTTGCCGTTAAACCAGTAATAGCAGCAGTCGTTAGAGCGGTGATTCGACCCTGCGCATCTGCCGTAATCACTGGAATCGCAGCAGAAGAGCCAACTGTGGCGGGTGACAGCACTGTTGGCAACTCAAGAACAATATCTCCAGTAAACGTTACCGGGCTGTTGCTGACATCCAATGTGGAAGACGCAACACCAACGCTGGTCACCGTTCCTCCAGCAGATCCAGAAATGGGAACATCAGTTGCGCTTGTAATCCGGCCTTGAGCATCTACGACAATTTGAGACACTGCGGCTGAAGTTCCATACGTTCCAGGTGTTACGCCAGTGCTTGGAAAGCCAGCCGTAGTTGCTGCTGTGATTCTTCCTTTGTCATCCACCGTCAACACCGGAATCTGTGACGAAGACCCAATCGTTCCGGGAGTCACACCACTTGCGGGAAGCTGTGCTGTCGCCAACGTTCCTCCACTAATGTTAGACGCACTAATCGAAGGGACAACATCTGTAATGGTCGTCACCCGTCCTTTGGTGTCTACGGTCACAACCGGAATCTGAGAAGGCCCGCCCCATGTTCCGGCAGCCACTCCAGTCGTTGTAAGTGCCGTAAAGTTGCTGCTAGCAGCGGCGATCACATCTCCGGTCAACCCCGGCAAACGCGCCGGATCCAAAGTGCCACTCGTGATGTTACTGGCGTTTGTCGTGTCTACTGTTGCAGACGCAGGCAGCCCAAGATTTGTGCGCGCCTGAGCGGCAGTTGTGGCTCCTGTTCCTCCACTGGCGATGTTCACCGTGCCAGTCATCAACAGTGTGCCTGCGGTCGTAATTGGACCGTTGTTGAAAGACAACCCGGTTGTTCCTCCAGACACATCCACGCTGGAAACTCGAGCAGCAGGGGTCACAGTAGACACGCCGGTCACCTGTCCCTTGTTGTTGACGCTTACGACAGGAATCGTAGAGGCCGACCCAAACGTGCCAGCAGGACTTGGGTTCAATGGAACCAAGGTCGGATTGGGATACGTTCCAGTTAAGTCGCCTCCAGCAGCTCCAGAAGGAGCACGACTGTTTGTGAGCCGAGCATCGTTCCCTTCGCAAGCCGTTCCAGCCGTATTCCCAAGCTGTACGATGCCAGCAGCTCCAGTGGTTGCAGAAGGAAGCCTGGCTGCTGCCACCGTGCCGGTCGTCAAATCAGAAGCGTTCGTTGTCTTAATCAGAGAAGACGCCGCTTGCTTGGTGTTCCCTCCCTGTACGATAGGCAAGACATCTGCCGGGTTGACAGTGGTTGCAACAGGAAGATCGGTAATGCGTGTGCCCATACTAGCCAGTGGTTATGCGGTCGCTCAGTTCAGTATTAAGATAGTCGTCGTTTTCGGTCAATATAAGATCCCCAGTGACCGGCGTAAAATGCCCCTGTTTCTGAGTTTTATATGTTACCTTGCTGCCCTTTACCGTTCCGCGAATTACAACTTTTGTTCCCGGAGCTGCAACAGTGCCATTTCGGCGAATGATGAACTTGTTCATCTTAGTAAGTGTAAGCCATGTTCAGCTTTTGAATCTGGCCTTGTTGACGAATCAAAACATCGATTTGCTGCTGAACAGCTCGTTCAGCAAGCTCGTCAAATACAACACCTTCGTCTGTTCGACCTTCAGACTTCAAAAAGTCTGCCGTCACACCATTTACCAAAAAGTCCTTAAACCGATAAGGAATGCTTACTTGCTGCCAAGAAGTGTTTGGTGGATCTTCCGGAGGAATAAACGATGAGTTTCCAACAGCGGTCCAAAAGTTTGCGCGAACTCCTTTGGTAATGTCTGTTGGATTGTAGTTCGAGTTTCCTTGCAAAATGTCGTAGTACACCTGCGATCCAATCAAGTAATTGGTGCCAGCAATGTAACGAGAACCAAACAACCTTGGTGCGTCCAAGCGGTACTGAATAAACTTTTCTCCGTCATCAAGAAACCGCAGATAAGTCACGTCTACGGTCCTGGTGGTGTTTGGAACCGTAATTAGATCTTCCACCATGAAGTCCAACTGTACTGCTCTGGTGGTGCTCCGGGGATCTCGCTCCCATGCAGCCAACCCTTGTAAGGATCCAGTTGGCATTTGCACGATCCTCTGTGGATTCCCCGAAAAAATCACAGTTGTAGTCAGCCTGCCGTTTGGTCCTTCGTAAGCTGGAAGCGTAACAGTCGAAGTAAACGGAATCTGAATGTACACACTGGTGATGTACTGCCCCAAAACATCCGTAGCTGAATCGTAAGCAAACGTGTACCGTTTGTTTGCAACACTGACCAACTCTCCGTTGTAGCTGTAGTAAAACGGGTTGTTGAAGATTAACTCGCTTTGGCCAATCGTGCCTTTACGCAGAGCGTCTCCAGCAAAATCAGCGGTGTACACCCTGGGAAAGTTTGGATCCAAATCCAACTTCAGGGCAATCATGTTGTCTGAGGTCTGAACCCAAAGCGGATCTCCAGTCTGCGTCTCAATGTCAATTTGTGTCTGAGTTTCCAGTTCAGACAACGGAATCAATGTAAGGCCATTGATTGGATTTCCGGGAAATGTGCGAATGTACCTGTTTGCGTCCGGCCACTCTTCGCGATCCCAAATGGTTCCAATGCGCCGACTGGCAAAGTCCCTGATCGCGTTGAAGCTTTTGTCGTTTAGCGTCGAGCGATCTAGCCCGATAAGTTGGCAAACCTCGGCAAGAATGTCGCTAAACGGAACAGTCTTCATTTGTATACAGTGCGACTACGGGGCGAAGAAGAAGGCACCCACCCTACACTGATTTCCTTGGTGCCGCCACTATTAACTTTGCACTGAGGATTATCTCTCAAAAACTCGTGCATGAATTGTTTGTCGTCCCAGCACTGGTATCCCAATTTGTTTCCCCAAAAATGAAACGCATGACCGGGAATGCTCGCAACTTTTTGCCCAATTCCATCAATTGATTTGTGCCGCATCTGAGCATATTTAGCGGCTTTTTTGGAACTTAGCTCGGCGTTTACACGCTTCATTTGCCAGCCACGCCGAAACTCAGCCTCTAGTTGAGGCACAAGACTAGGATCAATGTTGAGCATAAAAGATTGCCCGTCTCTCCGGGCTGTCGCACCACTCTTAATGCGCCTTCGGGTATGGTGGCCCAAGGTCGGCAGGTGTCGCGGATGGGGGACAGACTAGCTCGAGTAATCGAACTTGCCAAGTCCGAGCGGATTGCCGACCACAAGGCCGCAGACCGCTTCAACCACACGGGCAGGGCCACCACCGAAGTCCGGCAAGGACTGCACGGCAGCCACGTTTCCACCGTAACGCACTTCGATCAGATCCATGTTCAGGACCAACCCCTTGAAAGGCGTAGCAGTGTAGGTTCCACCGGAGATCGTTCCAATGAACGTGGTCGGATGCAGCTTTACCGTTCCGAAGTCACCTTGGAACACATCCACGGACTGGACGTAAGCATCCGCCGCAGCATCACGCTGGAACGTCTGCACCTTAGTGGCTCCAGCAGCCAACACACCAGCAGTGCTGGTTGTGGTCAACTGGGTCGTCCCGAGCAGGCTCGTGAACGCACGCTTGAGGTCGGTTCCGACAATGGCGTCGTAAGACTTGTATTGCCCTGTCTGATCGTAGATCGACTTGAGCAAGCCCTGCACAGCCGTGTCCGTCAACCCGCTGGAAGCACCGGTAAGGATGCTGTTGGAAGGCGTACGGAACGCGGAAGGAATATCTCCGGGGGTCGGAGTTCCAGTTCCAGCAGTGCTGATCCACGTCTGGATTCCAGCCGTGAGGTAAGGCACCGAGCCGTTGTCTTGCTGGGCAGTCTGGTTCGAGCACAGCGTTACTTCGATGGAACGCTTGCACTGGAGGATCGACTTGCTGACGTTGTACGCCAGTTCGTCACGCACGCCGGCCACCTGAGCAATGTCAGTGGACAGCTTGGAGACGCGGACGGCATCCATGCGGAAAACCTGCGCGTAGTTAGCAAGTTCCGCACGATAGCCCACATCCCAGTTGGTGTACGAGCTGACGTCCGTGCCGTCGATCGTGCCGCCGACTTTGGGAGCCGGGTTAGAGTCAGCTTGCCAGCGGAAAAACATATTTCCAGGCTTGCTGCCTTTGCGCGCCATCGACGTGAAGGGAGTATCCTTCGCGTCTACAAGCGCAATCATGTCCATGAGGTCTTCGCGTTTACCGCGACCGGAGAGATTAGGTTCAGTTAGAAGAGGCATAAGAAACGAGTTGGTTGGTTGTTGTTGGGCTTACACAAACCCTTTGGCTTTTAGCAAACTGCTCAATCCATCTCGACTCGAAGTGTCTTGCAGAAACGCTTTACTTGCTCGAACGCTGTCGTCCTTGGCTGGAGCCGGGGGCGCTTTAACGCTCGGTTGTGCTGGAGCACGCTTGATTGGTGCTGTTGCTTTGGGAGTCGCTTGTTTTTGAACATGCGTCTTAAGACCCTCCACAAAAATTCCAATCAAATGCAAGTAGTCTGGTCTCCGGCGAATCTCCGGAAAGTCTTGCAGCAATCTTGTTGCAGCTTGAAACTCCTGAGACTCTGGCTTGCTGAGCCACGGAAAGTTCTGCACGATTTGCGGAGCAACTGCTGCCTGCTGTTGCAGGTACGCAAGCCTCGCTGGAAGCTCAATCTCTTTGTTGCGAATTGCCAATTTTTTCATCGCCCAAACCTGTTTGTCGGTTAGTTCGACCTGGCCATCCGGCGTTTGGATTTCTCCTCCGTTCGGATTTTCTTCGCACCACATGATTACCTCTACTGCTTTCTTGTATTCTGCCTGAACCTCTGGAATTGAGTTCAGACCTTCAACTTCAGTAGAGACAGATTGCTGTCGCGTAGTGGCAGCTAAAGACTTTGTAGCCTCTAACTCCCGCTGCATTGCAGCAACCCTTGCTTCCTGTTCTTGCAGCTTTGCCTGAGCGGCTTTCTTCGCAGCAACTAATTTGTTGATGCGCTTCTGAACCCCTCGACTCAACTGGCTGCCATCGACATCTTCTTCGTCGTTGGACTGTTCGACTTCATCCTGAGCTTCCACTTCAACTACCGAGGAATCCTCGGGCGTTGAATCTTCAGCTTCGGGTTTAGTCTGCTCCTCTGAGGCTGGAGCCGCCCCTTCCTCGTCAAGGAAGTTGTTTTTGATGAAGTTAGCTATGCTGTGTTCATCAACAAACTTACCGAGGTTTTCGGGTACATTTGCTCCCTCCTGACTCCCGGAATCAGGCTGTGTGTTTGTGTTTTCCATGCTGTAAGGCAGCAAGCCCTTTACTGTCTCAGACCAGTAACGCTGGTCAGCCCGTTGTTGGCGTTATGCCAAATCTTCGTTAGGTGTCAAGCCATTTAGTTTTCTGGCGTCTTGTCTGAATTGGACAAGTGTAGACAAAATTAAGTTAATGCCATCGACAGAACCACATGCGTGAATTCTATCTTCACCTTTGGTTTCCCTGCTAACAGCCGTCATCCATTGCTGTTGCTGGATAGCTTCAATCAGCTTAATGGTCTCTGTCCAGGTGATGTTTTTGCCCGCAAATCCAAACGCGGTTTTTTGATCGTCGGTCATACAGATGACTTGTTGCGCGTGCCTGTCTGAACAAGGGCTGGCATCAGTTGTGCGCTTTTTTCAAGAAAATCCAACTGCTTTCTGGGTATTGCTGGTGAAATTTTAAACCAGCTTTTTTTAGAAATATCTAATTGATTGTAATAATCTTGAACTTCTTTTGCATTTTTAATCTGTGGGCGAAGTGAACGCTTTGCTTCTTCCGAAAAGCCAGAAATTGCCTCTTCAGTGTTTTCGGCTTTTGCTAGATCTAAAACAAACTGCTTAAACTGATCTGGAGATTCAATTCTTGCTCCAGTCTTTGCGTAAAGTTCCCTCTGAACTTTTCCAAGCCCAGTTACCAAATGATCTTCTTTCCCCATGTATCCATAATCAAATTTTGGAAAATTGTATCTTTGATCTGGTGACCCTAAATCTGTTTTTGCAAACTGCACATACTTGTCTGCAATGTGACCAGCCTCGTGTTCTGCAATGTCCCTATAATAATTTCCAAGTTTTTCTTTAAAAGTTTTTGCTAAATCTTGTCTGGAGCCAAAGTTGTTCATTGCTAATGTTTGGTCGGTATACGACAAGTGACGGTCTGCCAGTTCAACAGGCGTTGGAAGAACAAGTTGATCCCTTGTTGCATTGTAGTGTGGAGAGACTTCTGCGGTTCTTACAGGAACTTTCCGCTGAAGCTCCTCGTAATACTTTGGATCAATCTGAACAAGCGGCTTGCTGTTTGCTTGAGCCTCTGCAACTGCAAGTTGTCTTGCGTATTCAGCAGCAGCAGCTTGCTGTCGCTCATAATCGCTGCCGTAATAAGGAGAAAACGCTTCTTGAGCAGAAATACTTAACGGAGCCGGAAACCTAGCCTCACTAGCTTTGGTTGAATTAAGCTCGTTAAACTGTTGAGCGTAAGCAAGAAGATCTTTGTAACTTTTATTGCCTCGAAAAATATTATCTTCGATAATTTGCTTTTCATACGCAGTTAGCGTTACTTGCTTTCCCTGCTTCTTTTGAGGAGCTTTGGCCATATCAAGCTTGAGCTTGTTGTTGAGCCACAGGAGTTACGCCAATCCGGCCAATCTGAGCGTTCTGCTGCTGCATCACACTCATCTGAAGGCTCTTTACGTAGTTTTGGAACAAAGCCTGGAAGTTTTGGTCCTGCTGAAGAGCAGCTTGCGCCTTCGGATTTGCCTGTATGATCTGCTGGGCGTACTGAAGTTTTGTCTGAGCTGCCGGATCGTTCTCCTGATACAACGCCTCGTTCCCAAGCAGCATCAGCGCAATGTCTGACTGAACGTCTTTGAACATCTGGCGACCTGCATCCTGCGGATTCAAGATCAACTCTTGCGCTACCTCTGGCGCAATCGCTCGAATCATCATCTCAGTGAGCTTGTTTCGGTTCAAAACGCCGCCCGTATCCAACTGAGCTACCTTAGTGAGAAAATCAATCTTCTGAGAAATGTACTCTTTATCAAGGTCGTTGATGTCAAACTTGACCGTAAGATCAAACTCGTTGTGGATGTCAGACAAATTCTGAGGCAACTGTCCTCCAGTAATTCGCTCGATTTCAGCAGGGCTCATGTACTGGCAACACAAGCTGAACATCTGCCGGAAAATGGTCCTCCAGGTCAAAAGCCAAGTGTTGACCAGCATCTGCTGGAGCAACTGTGTCTTACGCGGATCTACGTTTGGATTTGCCGTTCCAAAATAAGCCGCATGATTTGCCTCCACTCGCTGGATCAACTCAAACGCCACAGTGGGCTGGCGCGCCGGTGGATCCATAAAGGTGTAATCACTCGGATTTACCACCGGGATCTGTACGCCCGGTCCGATCTTGTTGATGGCACCAATTCGTTTGACGACCTTGATGGGCGGAAGAGTGGAAAAGGCCGTGTGATCCCGGATCGAGTCGTGTTGTGCCTTGATCTCGTCTTGATCGGTGGATGCAAGTTCCGGAACACCACGAGTGTCAAAAATAGCCCGACGAATGCACTCACGACGAAACTCAACAAAGGGATACTCTCCATGCGCGTAATCTAGCCTCTCGTGAATAGCATACGAGATCGGGTCTCCACGGTGATCCACCGCTGCCTGTGGACAAATCACCGTGTAATAAATGCACGGAGCTGTTCCATCCAAGCTCTTGGTGTAGCAATACACCACCTCAATCATGTTTTTGTAGTTGAGGTCGTTGTACACCAGCATTTCTGTACTGGGCAACAAGTCCATGTTGTACATGGTACTGCTTTTGCCAGCCATCTGTACCGCCAGCTCCACCCATTCCTTGTTCCATCCTTCTGTCGTGATTTTTTCACGAATCTCCACCTCAGACATCCATGTCCGACGAAAAATTACCCTAGATCGCTGCAAATCTGCTGTTTCAGGCGGAAAAATGACCTCATCCCAAGGCTTCAACGCAATAATCTCAGGCAAATTCTTGCTGACATACTCTTCGTCTCGCGTTGTCTGACCTGTCTCAGCCAACTCTTTGACCATCCTTTTAGCCTCTTTAAGCGTCAGCCCCGGAATTGCTGTCTGCAAAATAACCGCAGCCTCTTCAGCTTGATCTACAATAAGCTGAGGCAACTGCATCAACGTTGGGCTTTGAGACACCTGTGCTGCCTGCAACACTTGTTCCATGCTAAACGGCTGCGACCGTT